TTAAGACTGACAAAGGTGGTATTACATGGGGACGGTAGACATCAAACAGTGGCTCGTTCTCGGTGAGAAAGAAGAACGATTCTTAATTAAAGATATAGCAGAGCACGGCTGCGAAGGAGGCGTGGGTGGATTGATATACTATTGGGAAACCACCGCATTCCATGACGAACATGAAAAAGAAATTTGGGATATTGTACAACGTTTTGCTGAAGACAGCGGTCAGACCATCATGCAGTACTTAGCAATTGTTGCGAAGGATGCCGGTTCACTGGACCAACTAAGATGCACCCTCGTATGGCTCGCCGTTGAGTCGGTAGCGCAGGACCTAGATGAAGAGCGCCAGGCACCAGCTGGTGAAGCAGCGTGTTCCTCATAGTTCTCCTAATATTTGCGTTGTTTCTTTGGCCTGAGCTCACCTCGTTCTCGTTCTGGATCGTGGTCTCGTTGGTAGTAATGGCCTTCCAGGGAGCTGGCCAGGCACAGCAGCCAGTACCAGTTCCTGCTGGATCAGGGTACGAAGCTGTATTACCTGTGGAAAAAATTAAGTTTGACTTCTATCCCATCTATGATAGGACTATAGACTTAACTAAAACAAAGGAGAAAAAAATGGGACTAGATCAATTTGCACATTTGCGAGATCAAAAGCCTGATTGGGATAAAATTTATTCCGATGAACATGAGCCTAGAGAAGATGGTTTTGTTTGGAGAAAACACGCAAGACTTCAAAAGTTCATGGCAGTTCAACACGCTAAACAAAACAAACATGTAGAGCATAAAGGAGATCTCGGTCATCTCGGTTTTAATGGTGGCGATGAACCTGTATTTATTACAGAGGAACTCGTGAAGGATTTAGCCGAAGCCATTAAGAATGGGTATAGTGATTTCTTTGTAGCCGATGGTTTCTTTTGGGGTCAGCAATTCCAAGAGGAGAGCGTTAAAGAAAATAAAGAAATGGATTTAGAGTTTTTGCAGTGGTGTCGTGACATGATTGCAGAAAAGAAAGTGGCTATCTATCATTGTAGTTGGTAGATACTCACACTACGAGCGAGGTCTTTTGTCAGAGTAGCTCCTGTTTAGACCTCGTTCTCGTTTGCCGTTTGATCGGCAAACTTTTTTTAATTAACTACAGGACTGGCGTCCCAGACCAGTTCCTGAAGGACAGGTGGATATGACGGATAAAGCTGACCAATGGATTTGGTTTAAAAATAAAAATGGAAGAACGTGTAAAATTAAGTTGAAGACTTTACTTACTCGTGTTAGTAATTCTAATATTAACTATTACGCAACAAGGAGAGAAACCAATGGTAAGACAAGACGAAACAATTCAAGAAGTTCAAAGTAAAAATAAAGCTAAAGCTTTTGAAGAACAAAAAGAAATGCGAAAGGAGTGTGCAGACTTTATTAAAGACTGTTCAACTTTTCATTTGCAGGAAATACATTCAGAGATTAAACGACTAAAAAAGAGGTATTAATGTTAGTCCTCGTTATAGTCCTCGTTGCGATCTCGTTTCTCGTTATAGACCAATAGCAGCTGGGCGCCAGTCCCAGCACCAGATCCCAGCACCAGTTTTTACTTCCCAAAATTTTTAAAATTTTCATGTGAGGTATAGGTCGCAAAAGGTTTGAAATCTTAATGTGCGTTGATCTATGAAAGAAATTTTTTTCTTAAATTAGTTAAAAATAAAGATTTGCAATTTTTTAATTTTTAAATTAGATTAAATACAAATCTATATTTTATAGATTAACAACTAACAAAGGACAAATAATGACGACACAAAAAGCTAAAAAAGTTCTTTTAGAAAAGAACGAAAAGCAAGTGTGCAATTCATACATAGATCAAGCATACTTGTTTAGTAAGTACCAAACTTTAAAAGCTGATACTAAAGAATTAGTAGCTGAATATTTTTTAAAGTTAAAACAAAACATAATCATTTTATCTAATACTAGATATATTCAAAAGATTGAGAGAACGAGTAGAAGATTTGATAGTAAATCTTTTATTGATTATGTGACAACCAAATCAACAACTGATGAAAAAATCACATTTAAAGAATTACAAGTTCTAATAAATGGCTTTTATAAACAAATCAAAGTTGTTGAATTGAAACCCTTTGATGATAAATTACAAAAACAAAAACTAAAAAAAGGAGAAATAAATAATGCCTAATAATGACAATAGTAATTTACCATCAATGAGTGTTTTATCTCAAATGATTGAAACAACTTTGCAAAACAAAGGCGTTGATAATGTGAGAGTTCAATCACTCTTAAATGAAAACGATAATGGTAAATCTTTAAACTACCAAATACTTTATAAGTTATTGGAAAGTGCAGTTGAGGAATTTATCTTAATCAACAATGGCAATCCTTTAGCTGATGACTTTAGAAATAGAGTTGTCAATAAAATGTCAGATGTAGTTAATATGTTAATGGGTAATCAACCACCAAATAATAGCTAATCAATTCCGATTGCGTGGCGACTAGATCGCCACGCAACCCACCTTACGACCTCAATAGAGGTACCAATCCACCAAAATTACAGCATCACCACAGCCCGACCCCGACCCCCCTTTTTGCTTGTTTATGGTACCTGACGCTGGCGCTTTACAATCGATTTCATACATGTATAAACTATAAAATACTTATGAATCTCGATACACTAACCACTGATCAATTAAGAGATCGTGTAGAAAAATTATATATTGAACACATAAAACTATGTCAGGACAATTTTTTATATTTTGTTCAAGCGGTTTGGCCAGATTTTATTTGTAGAAAAGCAAAAGAAAGAGAAAAGTGGGGCCATCATCAACATATTGCTGATGAGCTAACAAGTATTGCAAGAGGCTCAAAAGGGAGGCTCATTGTGAATATGCCACCCAGACATACAAAATCTGAATTTGCATCTTTTTTGTATCCAGCTTGGTACATAGGGAAGTTTCCCAAGAAAAAAATTATGCAGGTTTCTCACAACGCAGAACTTGCAGGTAGATTCGGTAGCAAGGTAAGAAATTTAATTGATAGCCCAGAGTACAAACAGATCTTCGGAGATGTTAAACTAAGAGAAGATAGTAAAGCAAAAGGCAGGTGGGAAACCAATCATGGTGGTGAATACTTTGCAGCGGGAGTTGGCGGTTCTATCACAGGACGAGGGGCTGATTTGCTTATTATAGATGATCCTCATACCGAGCAGGATTCCTTATCGGATTCCGCTATGGAGAGAGCATACGACTGGTACAATTCGGGACCCCGACAACGTTTACAACCAGGTGGTTCCATCTTGTTAGTAATGACTAGATGGGCTCAAGATGATTTGACAGGTAGGTTGTTAAAAGGACAATCTGAACCTAAAGCTGATAAATGGAAACTTATAGAGTTCCCTGCAATATTAGAATCAGGAAATCCTGTTTGGCCTGAGTATTGGAGCAAAGAAGAACTAGAAGCAGTTAAGGCATCTATTACTCCAAGAAACTGGAACGCACAATACATGCAGGACCCGGTGGCCGAAGAAGGAGCAATCATTAAAAGAGATTGGTGGATCCCTTGGAAAGGAGAGGTTCCATCTCTAAAGCATGTCATACAATCTTATGATACTGCATTTTCTAAAAAAGAAACTGCTGACTATAGTGCGATTACTACGTGGGGTGTATTTGAACCTACAGAAGGAGATACTTGTTTAATTTTATTAGATGCTGAAAAAGGTCGTTGGGATTTTCCAGAATTAAAAGCAGTTGCTTTCGAGGCATATAAATATTGGGAACCTGAGTCCGTTGTCGTTGAGGCTAAAGCATCTGGCCAATCTCTAATACAAGAATTAAGGCGTGCAGGTATTCCTGTAATGGATTTTGTTCCATCTAGAGGTAAAGATAAACATTCTAGAGTTAATGCTTGTGCTCCTGTATTTGAGTCACAAAACGTATATTTTCCAGAAGGTGCTCACTTTGCAGATGAAGTTATTGAAGAATGTGCAGCGTTTCCTTTTGCTCAACACGATGACTATGTAGATTCCATGACCCAAGCTGTGTTAAGATATCGTCAAGGAAATTTCGTTCAAACATATCTAGATGAACCTGAAGGTATGAGACTTGAAAGAGATTATAAATATTATTAATTATGGCTTTAGACTCAAATAAAATTGCAGATAACTTTATTGATCAGATAAAACAAGGAAGCTCTCCAATACCGAAACAAGATAAAACTGTTATCGTAAGTGATGACACGGAGCCTTCGGCCGTTGGTGGGTTAGCAGCATTAGGTGCTACTGTAATTGGAGCAACTGCTTTAGGAAGAAGAATACCTGGAATCAAATCTTTTCTAAGACCATTCGGTAAAACACCAAAGACACCTACAACAATTACAGCGAATAAACCTGTAGAAGAAATAGGCAACATACCAACGGCCACCGGACAATCATCTGAGTTAATTACAACACCAGGTAAAGAACTAACAGTAGGTCGTTCAAGAATTGGTGAAGTACAAAACATTCCTTTTACAATGGGTAAAGGATACAAAGATAGTAATGCAATAGTAGGCTCTTCTACTTTTGATAGAGTTATGGAAGCACCATTTGAAACAGGTACAGCAAAGCAATGGACAGATTGGTTAGTAAAAGCAAACAGACCAGATTTAAAAGTTTCAACAGGTCCGTTAGCCGGTGTTTCTCGTAGAGTTACACCTGATGAATTAGAAGAATTAAATTTAATTAAATTCGATAAACAAGGTAAAGGTGTAGATGGTTTTCTAAAAGTTATGGATGATCAGAATATTCCTATCGACAGAGATACTTTATTAGAGATGGTAAAAACTTCTCCTATCAATAGTTTAAAAACTTTAAGGTTAGGAGTAAGAGGAGATCCAGAAGCAGAAGTATTAGATGTTCTTTCAAGTCTTAGAATTGCTTCAAATAAAATTCCAAATAAAAATTTAAAATCAGACGAACTAGTATCAGATATCTCAGGAGATTTAAGAGTGTTGGCTAAAGACTTAGATGATCAACAAAGGGTTATAGGTTCTGGAACTTATACAGACATACAAGATAAATTAGTTAAACTAGGAAGAGAAGTGGATAACCCACAAGATTTTTCAACTATATTACAAAAATTTAATAAAACAGTTGGTGAGTATAATAAATACGGACAAAAAGTAGAGTTGCCTCAGCCTTTAAGATTTAGAGGATCTAAAGAAAGTAACTCAGGATATTTTCCTGCATATAAAACACAAAGAAGTTATGCACTTCAAGGTGGAGAAAATTATACTGAGGATGTTATCTATTATGGTAAAGCACTTCCTAATGTTGAAGGAGGTAGATTTTCTAATCTAGCACAAAGCCCTCACTATATAGATAATGAAATAGGATTTATAAGATACGATGATTTACCTAATCCTAAACTAGGAGCTAACGCTAGACATATGAGAGTATCAGAAGCACAAACAGATATTCACTCTGCACAGTTTGATGCAAGTAACAAAGCAGACTATTTTAAATTAAAAAAGAATCCTTTTAATACAGATGGTGCTGTTAAAATTTTAAAAAAACAAAGAGATGATTTGTTAGCAAGAAGAGAACCTTTTGATGAACTTGGTAGAGGTATAGCAGGATTAACTAAATCACAAAGACAAGAGATAGCTAGAATAAATTATGACATTGCTCAATTAGAAAAATCAGGTATGGCTAAACTAGCAGCAGGATCACGACTAGAAGCAACTACTGCAGCACCCCTATCTAAGTCTTGGCCAGATTATGTTGCTAAGAATTTATTAAGAAACATGGCAGAAAGAAATATTAATGCATTATCTATTGTACCTTCATCTATGAACAAAGGTATTAAAATGCCTGCAGGAAAAAGAATAGGAGATGAAATTAATTATGGTCTAATGGATGGTAAAGCCTTAATTAAAGATTCTGAAGGTAGATTGAAAAAAACAAATCAGTTAGCTGCAATGGTTGCTCCTTTAAAAAAATTAGCTAACCAATATGGAGCAAAGTTTGAAATGTCGCCTATGCCTAAAAGTAATCCCAATAAACCTTTTAAAATAATAGCTGAATATACAATGAAAGGTGATGATTCAATTAAATTAGGAAGAAAACATTACAATAAAAAAATAGGGGATAAATATATATTTGAGGATCATATTGGTGCTGCTAGAACTATGGATGAAGCAGAAGAACTTTTAAAAATAAGAGGTAGAGAAAGTTTTGGAGATGATAAGGTTAAATATATTATTAAAGAAATAGGTGCTGAGAATCCAGATCTATATGAAATGGTTCCTACATTTATAGCATCAGATGATGTGTTAAAGAAGTTTTTGTTGCCAATGAAAGCTTATATGTATCAAGGTGGGTTTGTAGACAAGACCAATATATTTAAAGGCCTATTATAGATTTTGTTCACAAAATGCTTTACACTGTATAGATAATTCTATAGGAGGAAATAATGAGTCTAAAAAAGAAATTAAAAAAAATAGGTAAGGCGGCGGCTATTGCTGGTACTGCTTATTTAGCAACTAAAGCCATGTCAGGAGCTGGAGCTGGAGTAAATGTAGACAAAGGTAGAGGAAGCGCATTAAGTCAAAGATACAGAAAACCATATAAAGACGCTATCATGAGCGGTGGCAAAGGCACTCAAAAAGGTAGTATGAGTCTTATGCAAAAAATATCCAACACTGCAGCAAAAGTAAAAGACAGTACAAGTAAATTTGCTAAAAGTGCAGGAGCTGCTACTAAAAAAGTTATGACGGAAAATGTTAATTTAGGTCGGGGTCCAAATATTAAAAAAACTGATTCAATAGCTAACAAAGTATTAAGTGGAAATGTTTTTGGATTAGGAGATATGGACGGAGCTAAAGCTGGCGGAATGATGTATGCAAATAAAGGTACATACGTCAAAGCTAAATGTAAATTAGGAAGAAACAAAAAAACATTAATTACATAATAAATGGCTATTGAAACTGAAAACCCAATCAACGAAGAAGTTGAAGTTGAGGAGGAAGCAGTTGTTCAACTACCACCTGAAGAAGGTGAAGAGATAACTGAAGAACCTGAACAGGACTTCTATGCAAATATTGCAGAGACAATTGATGACAAAGCATTATCACAATTAGCTTCAGATTTAATTACTGAATATCAAAGTGATAAAGAATCTAGAAAAGAATGGGAAGACACCTATAGAAATGGTTTAGATCTTTTAGGATTTAAATACAAGTCAACTACTCAACCATTCAAAGGAGCTAGCAATGTCACTCACCCTCTATTGTCAGAAGCGGTTACTCAGTTTCAAGCCCAGGCTTATAAAGAACTTCTACCGAGTGATGGTCCAGTAAAAACTAAAATTGTTGGATTACAAAACGAAGCGGTAGAAGCTCAAGCTCAAAGAGTAAAAGATTTCATGAACTATCAGATCATGGAAAAAATGGAAGAATATACTCCAGAGTTCGATCAATTATTATTCTACCTACCCCTTGCAGGTTCTGCATTCAAGAAGATATACTATGATGCTCTAATGGAAAGAGCTGTTTCAAAATTCATTCCTGCAGAAGATTTAGTAGTCCCTTATTTTGCAACTGACCTAAAAGATGCTCCTAGAATTACACACGTACTAAAACAATCAGAAAATGATTTGTTAAAAAAAATGGCTACAGGATTCTACAGAGAAGTAGAGTTGATGAAACCAGAAAAGAAAGAAAATAAAATTCAAGATAAGTATAATGAGTTAGAAGGTGTCAAACCTGTTGAAACAAATGACTACATCTACAATGTTTTAGAGATGCATGTTGATTTAGATTTATCAGATTACATTGCAGAGAATGAAGAAGACAAAATCAATATTAAAATTCCTTACATTGTAACTATAGAAGAATCTACAAGAAAGGTTTTATCTATTTACAGAAACTATAAACCTGAAGATAAAAAATTTACTAGATGTGAATACTTCTCTCATTACAAATTCTTACCTGGTTTAGGATTTTATGGCTTTGGATTAATTCACATGATCGGTGGCCTGTCACGAACAGCAACTACTGCACTAAGACAATTACTAGATGCAGGAACATTATCTAATTTACCTGCTGGATTTAAGTCTAGAGGTATGAG